CTCAGGTGGCGTCTCCCGCCGCTGAGTCGGGTCGCGGCATATAGAAATATTAAAAAAACAATATATATTTAAATTATGTCTAAGTCATCTACAATGTCCCAATCATCGAGGAATGTTGGACTTGTGAATAGTCTTCTCGGAAGATGTTCCGGATTTGGGCTATCTATATGGATTACTGCAGGTCCTGGTTCCATAAACCTGCGTCTTACATTTCTCATATGAGCTTCATTAAAATTTGTCATTTCGTTTATAGATCTCCTGACTCCGCGTCGTTCAACCGCCGGGCCAGCCCTATGCAACGCCTCTCTAGCAGCCCGAAGAGTCGACTGTTGACGGTCGTGTTCGTGTTGGTACCAAACTGCTGCTAAATGGCGTTGCATTGCCAATGTGTCTCTTTTTTTTTCGTTTATATAGTTTAGTTTTGAACGTTGTGAACGGACTAAACTATATAAGCGTTGCAGTCTCTGGCTTTGCCAATATGAGTTACGCCTCTTTTTCGTGGCTGCTTTCGTTTTTTTCTTCTTAACCAGTTTTTTAACCCGTTTACGAGGTTGAACAATTGGTTTAGTAGACGCATTTGGCATGTTTGGGAATGAAGGAAGTCTTATGTAAGACGTAGTCTCTAGTATTACCATAAGACTTCCTGTCCCGGTGTCCTGTCCCACCTGGCTGGCTGGCTACTCATAGCACCACCAAGCTTTAGAACCAAAAATGCCTATTGGATACAAGCGCAAATATTTAGCTTGTAAACGCTCCGAAAAGAGACGCCAACGAGCGACTCGTCAAGCAGTTTATCTCATGAATCCTGATAATAGGAAGGCCACTTTCGGTGGCACATATCTCCAAAGTTTGAAGCAACCACTGTTGTATCCACCACAGACAGCGGAGCAAAAGATGTGGCGACGCGCTACTGGTTACCGCGGAGAAGGAGACTATAAAGATATTTTGAAATGGGGATCCAGAGGCATTGGTGCTCTAGCTGGTGGTGCTATGGGACTTATGAGCGGCGGTGTTGTCGGTGCTGCTACTGGCGCACAAAGCGGATTTGACTCAGGTGCTAAATTCTCCAAGTGGGCCGGATGGGGAGATTACGGCCCAGCTGTGCACAATCAAATTGCTGGAGGTGAAGGCTCTGCCATAACCGTAAACGCATCCGATGACATGACGGGCGATGTTTATCTAAGTCATAAAGAATATGTTGGAAACGTAATTTGTTCTGCGACTGCGGCTGGTGCATCTTTGTTTCAACAGACAAATTATGCACTTAATCCTGGACTTTCAGCTACGTTTCCTTTCCTTTCTCAGATCGCCAGTAATTTTGAATTATATGACTTTCAAGGTTTGATGTTTGAATACAGACCGACATCAGGAGAGAATGCAGGAACATCTAACGCTCTTGGTAAAGTCATTATGGCAACTCAGTATGATCCTGATGCTTCAAACTTTATTAACAGTGTTCAGATGCAGAATTATGATTATTCTGCGAGCTGTAAACCTGCTGTAGCTATGGTACATGGCGTTGAGACAGCTAATCATCAACAGTCGATGAATCTTTTGTATGTGAGAACTGGAACAGTAGCGAAGGACAAAATGTTTACAGATTTAGGTTATTTGACTGTTGCCACCGAAGGCATTCCGTTTAGCGCCGCTGGTACCCAAATTCTTGGGGAATTATGGGTAACATACCGTATCAAATTAAGTCGCGCCAATTTGTACAATAGTTTACTTGGGCTATCAATTAATTTTGATTCCTTTTTGTATACTTCAAGTGCAACCCAGATGTTGGCTACGCCAATTGCTCATGCAGATGGAGTTGTTACACGTCCTCAGAATTCAGGACTTTGGACCTTTACAAGTGTTAGTCCAATATCTGGGGCGAGTTCCAGCACAACTATATGGGGTTACCCTTCGAGTAATCTTATTGCTGGATGTTTTAAGATTGACATTTATGTTCATGAAACTACCCCACTTACCGCTATTACTAATACGGGTCTTTCTGCAGCTACAACTGCAGGATTCACAGGATTGCAAATCTTAGGTGTGTCATATTCTTCAGGTCAAGCAAGTAGTTATGGAGCTGGTAAAACAGCGGCAGAAACTGGTTTGTATTCGACTTTTTATGTGTCAGTTAGCAATACAAACGGTAATAGACCTACGTTTATTTGGACAAGTTCTGCTGCATTGCCTGTTTTATCAACCAATTTTGTTTGTTGCTCTGCTACTCAAGTTCCTTGTTCCATAATTACTCCTGGAAGTTCTATTTCCAATATTTAATTTTATCAATATCATCTTAATCAATATATCAATATCTTCTTAATCAATCTATCAATATCTTCTTAATCAATCTATCAATATCTTCTTAATCAATCTATCAATATTTTCTTAATCAAGCTACTTCTTTGATGTATATATATATTAACTTGTTCTTATATCAAAATCATCAAAGTTAAACGAATCATCTAACACCAACTCGACTCCATCCACGGGCATGGGCCTTTCGAGTGGTCCCAATTGCATACCTTCGGACACCCCGTGTATCTCGTTGGTGGTGTTGTCTTTCTCTTCTTTTTCTTCGGCTCCTCTCCCGATGGCGTCGTTGCTAGGTACAATGCACGTAAAGGAGTCGATTCTTCCTCTGAACTCGTTGATCTTGAGCTCATCATTAAAATTCCATTCTCCTCCTCCTCCTTCTCGTTCGACGCGTCGAACGAATTGATCAACGTTCTCTGTGTCAGCAATATTGCTGAAGCTTGCGGTGACATTCTTTGAGCTAGTGAAGAGGATAATCTTAGGATACCACCACGTTGTTGCACCTTTAATCTCGACTCTGGTGATGTATCTGTCAGTGATTCGCAGGAGTGTGTTAAATGAACATTCTCCCCCTCTGAAATCGTCGAATAACACGATTTCTTGTCCATTGTATCCGTCGAACCATTTGAGCTTAGAGTCAAAGGCAATCCATGTCTTGTATCCTCTAGTGAGCTCAAGTCTATCGGCGAATTCATGGACCCATCTGGACTTCCCCACACCCGTTCTACCATGGAACCAGTACACATCTGGTACAGATGTCCGTGTGGGTTTGACATTGCGAAGCAGTCTGTCTCCAAAAGCAAGCCCTTGAAATGTTAAGCCATGATAATTTTCAAGGTCAGTAGTGGTTTTAATTCGTTTTGCAACGATTTCGTCACGGATTAAATCCAAATCGGTGCGTTTTCCTTGTTTTTGTTTAGATCTTACCCTGTCATAACGACCTCCGACTTCTCCATTGTTGTTCCACTCGAACAAGTCCTCTTTAGGAGTTTCAGGCTTATGACAGTAGTTTCTTGCTTCCATCCAGTTGTCAACATGTCTAATTGGTTCCCAGTGTATCTGTTGGGTCCATGCATAGTAAGTGTTGACTCCAGATGGTCTTCCAAGATTTTTCAATGTACTCAGTTGTTTACGAGTATCAAACTCTACGTAACCTTGGACATGCATCATTCCAGTTTCAGGAGCAACTTCAAAACCAAAGCAGATGTATGTAACATCTGGCCATGATTTCATGCATTTAATTGCTTCTTCTTTGGATCCAAGCATTTCCATGTATTTGTTTCCAGTAAACATACAGAAATTGGATTTCCAAGTCGCGGGCTTTGAGTTGTTGGAAGGCATGTTGAGTGTTGAGTGAGTTTTGTTTTTGTTATACAGTACGGAGTGCTCGTGTAATCAATTATGTCAGGCTTAGCCTGACAAGGATTGAAAGTTAAGTATGGCAGTACATTGAACTTTCAATCCGTGGTACCCGGAATCATTCAACTTTCAATCCTTGTCAGGCTAAGCTGGCTAGCCAGCTTTAGAGCCAGCTTTAGAGCCAGATAGAGCCGTTTCGGCTACATAGAGCCGTTTCAAACAATGAGGCGGCTGAGCTTACAAGAACGAGGCGGCTGAGCTTACAAGAACCGTGGCGGTAGCACCTAAATCAAATTTATAAATCGGAGCGTAGCGACCAATCCCCGGCTCAGGTGGCGTCTCCCGCCGCTGAGTCGGGTCGCGGCATATAGAAATATTAAAAAAACAATATATATTTAAATTATGTCTAAGTCATCTACAATGTCCCAATCATCGAGGAATGTTGGAC